CGGAACTAGGTCTATTGATTGAACCATCCTGTCCATCGCACCCGTCGTTGCATTGTAAACAAGGGCTTCAAATGTAGGCAGATTAAACTCGGTGTCAAAACCCATGTTTTGCATTTCTTGGGGGGTCTTGGCTGTTTTAATGTCTTTAGTTGTCATATCGTTTTAAATTAAACTTTGTTTTGTCTACTTTCATTAAAAACTCCACGTAAGCGGCTAAGTTTTCAACCTTAACCACTGGCCTAGCGTCTTTATTGACTCCGGTTATCTTTTCCATCTTCTTGATAGCTTCCTTGACAGCCCGCTTGTTGTTGGGTAGGTCACCCTTACTTATCTGTTTGGAGAAGAACTCCTCTATTAGAGTAACTTCCTTTGAGAATCCACCCATTGTCTCCTTCCATGTGTCTCCTAGTTTAAAGTGGTCCACTATGTAGGGGTGGCTGTTTTCCTTCTCGTAATCAGTATAAGGTACTTCGGGCTTAACCGTCGGCGCCATAGCTTGCTTCTCACCTTTGGGGCTGGTTTCTACTGCCGGTTCTTGTTTGGTCCTAAATGTCATATTCGGTTTAAATAAGTGCCTGGGTCTTTCCTAACGGTCTCGTGTATATCCTTGACGTTATCTGTTCTGCCTGCTCGGTGTTCTCTTATAAGTGCTTCCCTCATTGACTTAATCTTGCCTGATTCTTTCCTAATTCTATCGGCTGACTCTGTTGCAATTTCACGCACTCTACGATTAGAGCTTTTCATACCCATTTTAAGTTCTTTAATGTCGCTTGACCTTCCGTCTCGGCGACTTGTTTTTGTTTTAATAAAAAATGTCATATATGTTTCCTCTGCAAGGGGTGAGTGCTGAAACCCACCCCTCGTCTTGCTTAGACGTCTGTGAATCTAGCTGTTAACAACCAGGAACTGTTAAGTAACTTAGTTGCGTAAGAGCCTGCCCAAGAGATGATAGAAATTCTACCAGCTGGTGAGTTAGAGTCAACGACGTTAGGCAAAATGTAGAGTTTGGGTTTATCTTTTGCCAAATCATAGGTACCAAAAGCATTGTCTCCGTGTACATAGGTATAATACCTATTCACTGCTGAAGCTGCGGTTGATTGAGCTTCAATCTTAGATACAAAATCTTTGTTAAGTAACCATCTGACTTGATAGAGTTCGCCCATTTCGCCCTTGTATAGCTTTTTAACATCTGAGTACGTTTTGGATGCAATCCAAGTCGTATCTCCCAAAAGTTTATATTTACTATAAGGGTCAGTTTTCCCCATGAACATGCCATCAGGATAAGCCATTGCGTTATTCAATTCTAGTTGTCGTACCATCATTCTGATGTTACAAGAATCTAAAACATCGCCTGCAGCGATTGAAGAAACGAAGTGGCCGTTGGGGTAGTACGAAGTACCATTGCCCAATTCAGACCTAACCAAACGGTTAAGGGTCTGTCCCATGTTTTGTCCTACCAGCTCGATTTTTTCCTTCATGTTCGTGTCGATAGAAACTAAAGACTGGAACTTTCCGGTGTTAACGGTCATACCATACTCTGAAAGAGTCATGGAAACCGTGCAAGCGGTGATAGCACAAGTGACTGGATTAGAAGCCTCTCCTAAAGGAGTGCTTACTATTCCTAGCGGTTCATAGCGAGTGAAATTAACGGTGTGTCCTTCGTTGTCCGGATGAGTCCGGTTCTGAGCACCTTCGCTAAGAATAAGAGGATATTCCGATCTGGCCAAAAAGACCTTTTCGTAATATATACTTATCTCTGCGGATAGGGTACTCGTGGTGTTAACGTTGGTTGCACCACTCATTCCTCCACCTACTACTGCCATATTTTGTTTTTAATGAATAATAGGCAATTTTCAGTCTTAGGTCTGTACAAAGCCTAGTTCAGCTTCTAGTTCCTTGATAGACTTTTGGTCTGCGGTTTTATCTTTTGCTTTCACTTGGGTAGGTCTAAGAGCGGTTTCTGAGACTTGTTTTGCCAGAGTCTCCTTGGCCTGTCCTACCTTGTTGTCAATCGACCTGTTGTAAGGTTTCATCAGTCTATCAACAAATTTTTTGACTGATGTCGTATACGGTTTAGCTTTTACGTAAGCCTCCGTTGCGTCATTGACGGTATCTGAAAGTTCTTTATCAAAGGCTTCTTTGTCAGGGTTCAATTCGGGATAATCCCTCATGACCTGATGAGCTTCGCTGTCAATCTTAGTCAGTGCTGTCTGTTGCTTCATTCGCAAGTCTACGAGGCTATCGGCTGTCCGCATAACGTCTTGCTTATATTGGTCTAGAGTTACCTCCGAACCTGGCTGAACTTGGGGTGCATAGGGTTTTTGACCCTGAGGTTCAACTGAACCTGTAAGTTTCCCAAGTCGTTCAGTCAAAGACTCAACTTTTGCTTCGGCGTCTTTGGCACGACTATTTAACTGACGAACTCTGTTAGAGAGTCCTTTTTTTGAAGGCTCTTTTGGAGCTTCACTTTCAACCGTTTCGGCTGGTTCTTCTGCGGGCTTGGTCGGCTCCGTCGATTCGACCTCCTCTGCTGGAGTAACAACTTCCTCGGTAGCTTTTGGTTCTTCTACTGACGGGGTAGCAGGGCTGTCTTCTACCACAGCCGTTTCTTTTACGTCTTTATTTTCAACGTCATCCATAATTTTTTACGCACCTGTAAGGTAATGCGATAATACCCAAGCGGATGAATAAATTGCTTGATGTTAGCCACCGATTCGGCGATGACCAACATTAAACTATTTATCTCTTTTTAAGGATCGGATTGCCGTCTTTAGTTTCTCCCACCATGATTTTACCCATGCCAATCCAGATTGCGTGGTGGAGTTCACATGATCTACAAACCAAGTAACCCCCTTCTTGACGGTACGAATGCCTGCCCTTGGGAGCAAACGAATATGTCGGATTGTCAAAGTCCAAAACCTCTGTATCTTCATTCTTCACAAGCGTCCCTGGCGTCCTCTACTTTGTGAACAACCTTATCAAGGACTTCCTTTACCCAATTTATAACAACGGCGTTCTGGCCGATTTCTTTTAAAGGTAAACCATTGGCTATTGCGTCACGGTTGGCGTCGTTTAGTTGTATGCTTATAGTTTTAATGTACTGGTCAAGTATCTTCCAACCCTTGCCCTTACTCATAGCATAGAGTGCGGTTTCCTCTACTGTAGCGTCTACGGCCTCGGCTTTCTTCTTTGCTTGGAAGGCTTGAATGTTAAAGATACCTGGCTTTATGGCGTTATCTTCCAACCGGACCTCCTTGTGGTGGGCCTTGTGGCTGTTGACCTGCTTGTTGTGGCGGAACCTGGCCTATGCCCTGCATTTGTTGAAGTGATTGGGTGAACTGAGCCATGTCGTTTTGTAGAACTGCGTCTACTCGGTCTTCGTCTTTCATTTCAGTTACAATCTTATCCCAATCTTGTATGCCGGACTTACTAATAACACGTTTAACCATTTCACCTACATTGATGTCTATTCCCCTTTGCTGGGCTGCCTCAATTAGTTGAGGGTTCTTGTTAAACATTTCAATCATGGAGGTTAGGTTCTTCATCTGCATATCCTCGTCTACTGCGAAGCTGGAACCTTCTACTATCTCATAATCATATAAGACTGAACCCATCTTATTCTTGTTGATATTTAGTGTGCCTTTCTTCTCATCATACATTTCTGCTACTTCGGGGTATTCCTCAGCCAGTTGCTCGATCTCTTCTTGGAACATTCTGATTTGAGTAGACCCATCGGCCTTAGTACTCATAAGGTTGACCATTTTCTTAATCACGCCGGAAGTGAATTGGTCCATATAGAACCTATCAGCGTTGTCTCGTGTGTTCTCACGGGCTTGTTGCATCTTTAATGCTTGGGGTGTTCTTCCGAATCCTGCCTCTGAGTCTTTAGTAACAGAGGTGTCAGTTGTCCCCACTAGGTTTAGAAGTGAGCCGGTGGCCGCCTGATAGGTGTTGTTGAATGTGGCTATCCCTTGAGGGGAGAGAGATACTGGTTGAACTGAGTTGTTGATTTGATTCCTGACTAACCACTTTCTTGTAGCTCCATACTTGATAGAACTCATTGAGGCGATATTGTCCTTGTTTACCAGTAAAGGCGGGAAGATTGACATTTTAACTCCATCTAGGTACATGTTCCAAACTGAGTTGACTACCTTCTGCATTGAAGCGCCTCGCTCCATGTCTCCCATACCATTCATGTCGTCTAATAGGGGGATTGAATGTTTTTCTACTACCGGCAGTTCACCGTTATCGTGGGGGTTGTCTATCTCTCTAAACACTTCGTCTATCCCGCCTGACACCATATCGGTCCACTTATCACCTTCGTATTGACTTAGAACCTCGTAATATCCGTCGTTGGGTTTGGGTTGGGCGGTGGGGTATTCCTTGCTTTCTCGTTGTCCTTCACTCTCTGCGTCCCGATTAGCCTTATCACCTGATGTGTCTTCCATTTTCCTTAGTATCTTGGGTATATTCTTAAAGCCGTCACTTGACTTCTTTCTCTTAACAAGCCCCTCAAAGAATGATTTGGGCTTCCATGTCCTGATTATGATTTCGTCGCTGTCTAATACTGAAACTGATCCTACTTGGGGGAACACGTCCCTCATGTTTAAGAGCCATATGTCCGGTCCCACGTAACCATTCTTGCCGTTTATCGTCCAATCCACCATTCCATAGAACTTTCCATAAATGTTTGAGTAGAGGTCTACCATTCGTAATTTAGTCAGGAAGTCGAATTGAGCGTTAGCGTTGGGGAGAATGTACTTCTCAAGGGTGAGGTTCATTAGGGCCGAAGCACCTGGATCGTTTTTACTTATCGCTTTTACTTTACCGGTGTGGAGTTGTGCCATTACCCTATATGATCTTTCAATTAGAAGTGTGGATAACTTGGGGTCGAATACCTGTGATTTGGTCTTATCTGTGATCTGGGTATTTAATTCATTGTGGAAAAGCTGTTCCCATGTGTCCCACTGCGCTCTCTTGGTGGCTAGATAATCGTATGAGGCTTGTTTCCTTGTTAGTATCGTTTGTTTTGTAGTCATAAAAAAAGCCGTCACTATGGACGGCCTGTTACACGCATTAGAGCGTCATCGGCTAAGATTCTTCTAATAAGCAATATTACACTAGACTGCTAGCGGTTGTCAATATTTGTACCGTTTCCTAATCGTGATGTTGAGCGTACTCATATCTGCCACTCCATCCTTTAGCTCTACCACATAGGTTAATTCGCCATAGTCCGTGGTCTGTATATCCTTCTCAATGACTGCGTGGAGGGCTAAGTTGGGAGACAACAGCTTGTATAAGTTCGTCGTGTTCTCCTGGTTTAACATTTTTGTAGTTGACGTAATCAACAATACTACCACCGTTTGCTCTAAGTGTGAAAGTGAATATACCTGTCTTGGTGGCTTTTATATCCCTTTCAATGTCTAAGTGCGGAAGTACATTGGCCTGCCGGATAGTAAACTCAGTAGTAGCCATCTTGGAATAAATTAGTATCGTCTGGGGCTTCCTCAACGTCATCGTTTGGTTTAAGACTATTCATTCCATACCTGACAGCATCCATGGCGTGATTGAATATTACCTCCGGTGTGTTGATTACCTTCCCCTCTTTATCTGTCTGCCATAAGTAGTTTCGGTATTCCTTTAAGATGTTGAGGGACCGTTTGGTGACACTTATCCTCTGGTCTTGAACGTATTGAATACCCTGATTGACTGACCCCTGGCCTTTGGGGGAGGGGATCATACTTACCCCGTAACTGATTATCTCGTCTATTGACTTGGGTTCTGCACTATCAGCCACACTTAACGCAGTCGTTTGGTTGTTTATGACATCGGCTAGTTGCTTGTTGGATAGCCCCTTCTGATAGAGTATCTCGTCTAGTATGTAACCCCCGTTATAGAAGTAAATGGCCACAATCGCACTAGGGTCATTACTGTACCCGAAGTCCAACCCATACCTCTCAAGTCGTGCCTCATGGGGTATGTCCTTTACTATCGCCCAATCCTTGTAGACTCTACCCTCTGCTTCACCTAACTGACCCAACCCATACACCAACCACCAGTTCTTGTTTCCCTTCCTCCTCTCTATTGAATCAACGATTGACTGGGATAACCCCTCATTGTCCTTGTAGGTTAAGATTACAAAATCCACATCATCTCTCTTTCCTTTGATGTCTGTGTAAAACCAAAACTCACTCGTTGGGTTCCAGTCTAGCCATATCTCATCCTTAGTCCTGATCTCTAACTGATCGAATGTCTCTAAGGGAATGTTGTTGGCCTCGTTTATAAAAAGCCTGTGTCTCCTAGGGCCACGCACCTTGTATGGCATGTCTAGTGAAAAGAACTCTATTATGCTCTCTGTCTCGAAAGTATAAGTAAAATTAGACTTATTCCACCTACCTGGATCAAAATAACCCTGTTGTTCCATTATATCTAAGAAGTCTCTCATGGCCCCTCTTTTAAGATGCGGCATTGACTCGGAAGTAATTGACGTGATCGTGGATTTCTTGTCTCGTTGGGCCTTGTCTATCAATATCTGAATAATAGAGATAGTCTTGGTGGCCGAAGTACCACCCGCTATACCCTTAATTCTCTTCTTTAGTTTGTTTAGCTTTTTGAGACCGGTTGTTATTATGTAGGGCATCTAAAAGTGGTTGGGGGTTGATAATAGAGACTTTGGTGTTTTGTCTTGGCATGCCATCCATCCGGTTGAATATTTCTTTTACTGCGGTCATGTCTCCCCTCTCTGCTAGTTGCATTACCCTCTTCACAACAGCATCCTTCACCTTTCCATTCCCATCCTCGTCTTTCATGTCAGCATACTTCTCCAATAGTCCACTCCATGTCCATTTTCTTTTTGGTCTACCTGTTGGATTTGCTATCTGTCCTTTCTTGAATGATGTTTGATTTTTTCCCATTTATTTCCCTTTTTCCACACTTACTTTTAATAATGTGTTTGGTGGTATCTTCAATAAATCTGCCACCTTGCCTGCCTCGTATTCTCCTACATCAAAAGTTACAGCTATTGTCCCATCTACCCTTGGTCCTGAAATCTTTACTTTGTCGGCAGTAAACTCCACACCATATTCTATCATGCGGTGATTGTGCGGGTCTGGCCTTTTGAAGAGGGGACTGGTTAGAGAGTAGATGGAGAGTGTTTTTGTGCCTAGTTGTTCTTGGGGGATATACCCTTCCGATAGGGGACTATGCTTTCTCTACCTTTTCCTTTAGCTCCTCAAGCATTTCCATTATCTTTTGTATAGTTCCTAGTATTAGTTCTCTGCCGGACTCCTCGATTTCCTTTTTATCCTCTGGGGTTAGTTTAGTTTCGTCCATTCTTCTCCTTACTGTTCTTGAGGGTGAAAACATAATCATCCATGACTTTCTTTATCTTCCTCTCGGTACTCATCCATCCATCATCAAGAATACTTTGAAAACTTGAATAAAACTCGTCTCTCATTTCCTCCCTCTCCTTCTCCAGCTGTAGTTTGATAAACCTTTTCAGTCTCCCGTATTTAACCAAAACATGATCCCCAAAATAATTGTTGTACCACTTGTCGTAAAGCCCAGGGACTCTCTCTTCTCTTTTTTTTGTCATCTTAGTTTAAAATTTTTAATTATCCACTTCCACATTTTCATAAGAACAGGTTTCTTTGGGTTATTCCAAGCATCAACAACTCCTA